GAAGTTCATGTGGTCGATACCACTGATATCATAAAGTTCACCATTGAATTCAACGCGATAGTGGGTGGAGTCAAGTGCAGCAGCATTTTTGCACCAGCGAATCGTAAAGTCGATTTTGGAATCATCCACGATCATACCTGCGTCGGTTTCTTCTTTACCAGCCTCACCACTGACTGTAGCATGGCAGGTGTAGAAGGGTACCCATTCATTTTTATGGTTTCCGATTGCGTCGGTTATGACGGTATTTTTTGAAATGATAATGACCACATTTAGTAAACCAATACCCATCAGAAAACCTCCTTACGGGAACCAAATAAAAGAGAACGCAGCGTAATGGTCAGAGCATGATGATCGGCTTCTTCTCGGTGCTCAAACAGATATGCCACGCAGTACATGACTGCCGGTTTCGCGTTCTCAATTTCACCGAGAAGAGATACATCATCTACTCGAAGAATATCCATGCAGATACGCTGAGCAGATGCTATGAGGGTTTCGATTAAGCTATCATCATCGTCATAATCCACACGCAGATAATTTTTCATTTCTTCCAGTGTTACAAGCATTGCTCATCGCCTCCAATCATAAAATCTGCGATGCCACTCTGGTTGAATGGCACCGCTAAAAGTTTGCTTAAGACTTAGAAGTGCTGCCAATCTTCAAAATCTGTACTGCTTCAGGAAGGATAAGCTTACCATCAACACGCTCCTTAGCAACGAAGCCAATCATGCCATTTCCGGCAAAAAGCTCGGTAAGCTGTTTAAAGGAACGAGTGCCACGGTCTCCGATGTTGTAATAGCTGTAATCTCCGAAGGAAATAGCATCTTCCGGTGCAAAAGGAGAGGTGTAAACAGGATATCCAAGAAGTTTATCCGGCTCACCAGCCTGATAAGAAGGCTGCCACATATAAGCTCCGTTGTTATCTTTGAAAGTGCGGATAGTGGCGATTGTCTGGTCATTCATAATGAATGCAGAATTCTTTCTGTAAGGACGTTTAAGTGCATATACAAGATTCATGATCTCATCTGCAGCAAGCTTCGTTACGGTTTTGTAAACAGTGCCACCACCGGTTGCAGCGAAAAGGCCAAGGGGCTGACCTACGCCAGTACCGTTCAGGAAGGCGTCCTCTTCAGCGTTAGAAAGGGCCTTGCCAAACTCATCAATGATATAGCTTTCAAGGTTGAAGGCATTGTCATAAAGCAATTCTTCTGTTACCTTGATTGCAACATGAAGTTTGTGGGCATCAAGTAAAATCTGTGAGAACTGTGCATCAGAGAACTGGAGTGCACCACCTTCTTCAATCCATGCCGCAGCAGGCTCTGTAGAAGCAATATTGATTTTGTGGTCGCCGGAAGTAGTAATTTTGTGGCCAAGCTTACGCATGATATTTTCGCCTTCAAGGACACGGATTAAGCGACTATCGTATTCTTCCGGTACGAGATAACCACCATCTGCATCAACACCTTCCTGTAAGACGTTAGATACATGACGGAAGTTTGTGCGAAGGGCAGTAAGCATACCTTCTTTGTATGCATCCGATGCACGACCAGTTTTCTTTTCGTGTGCAGCGATTCCGGAAGGCTTAGACGTAAGCGGAGTGTTGATCGGCTTATTCATTTCTGCCTCGCGCTGTTCCTGACGTTCCAGTCTGTGGATTTCATTTGTGAGAGCATCAATATCTGCTTCCATCTTTGTGTAAGTAGCATCGTCCTCGACAGAAAGAACACCTTTGTCAGTACGATGAGATTCAAGGAATGCTTTAGCTGCATCCAGAGCTGTATTACGCTTTTCGCGAAGTTCCATAATAGTCATGGTTAATTACCTCCATTAAATGTATTTTTTGATTGTGTTCAGGTGCTCCATCAGTGCATCAACAGAGCGACCAGCAGGTTCTGACTCAATTTTTTTCGACTCAATACGACATTTTGCAGCGAGCTTCTCCATAAGAGAATTTGTAACTGCAACACGAGAGTAAGTTGCGGCTACAGCAGGCTGAGGGATATCATTTTCAGCTTCCTCACGCTTTAAGACTTCATCAGCAAATCCAAGCTCCACAGCCATATTTGCATTCATCCAAGTTTCTGCATCCATGAGGTGAGATAACTTGGCTCGGCTAAGGCCGGTCTTAATTTCATAGGCATTGATAATGGATTCTTTGACCTCATCCAGCATGGCGATAGCTTTCTCCATCTCACCGGTATTACCAAAAGCAACCGTCATAGGATTGTGAATCATCATCATGGACACCGGAGAGACCAGCACCTTTGTACCTGCCATTGCGATAACAGATGCAGCGGATGCCGCGATACCATCGATTTTGACTGTGACATTGCCTTTGTAGTCCATCAGCATGTTGTAGATCTGAGCTGCGGCTACGCAATCACCACCGGGAGAATTAATCCAAACGGTGATATCACCGCTGCCTGAAAGTAGCTCATCCTTAAAAAGCTGCGGTGTAACGTCATCATCAAACCAGCTTTCCTCGGCGATTGTTCCGTTTAGAAACAGAGTTCTCTCCATTGTCTGTTCCTGCGTCTCCTGATTTGTCGTCATCTGATTTTTCCACTTCCAAAACTTCTTCATCGGAATCTTCCTCCTTTCCAGCAGCAGTGGTCGCTGCAAAAATACCTGCATCCTCCAGCTTGGTCATATTTCCATTGATGAGATATAAGTCGCCACCAAGTTCGGGTGGAATGCGGTCTAAGTTTTCAAGCTCTCGAATGTCATTCGCAGACATCCAGCCATTTTGTCTTGCTGTGGCATAACCGTTCATTCGGCTTTGGTAATCGCCACGAAGTAAGCCATCGACATTGAACTTGACAAAATAAGCAGCTTTCTCAGAATCCGTAAGAAGGGCACGATTTAAGGATTGTTCCCAACGAACGATCCAAGGTTCAAGCGTGTACTTCACAAACTCCAGAGATTGCTGCTCAATATTAGAAAAGCTCGATTTCTCTAAGTCACCGACCATATGAGGCGGCACCCTAAAGATACGAGCGATTTCATCAATCTGAAATTTTCTTGTTTCCAGAAACTGTGCTTGTTCTGGTGATATGGAAATCGGTGTGTAGTGCATACCTTCTTCCAAGATTGCAACTTTATGCGAGTTGCTGCCAGAGAAGCCTTTATTCCAGCTTTCTCTGATGGCATCAGGGTTCTTTACGGTACCCGGATACTCTAAAAGTCCTCCCGGTGTTGCACCATTAGCAAAGAACTTAGCTCCATATTCCTCAGTGGCAATAGAAAGACCGATAGCATTCTTGGCCATAGCAATGGGAGAGTATCCCACAAGTCCATCAAAGCCGAGGCCCGGAATATGAAGGACATCCGAGGGCTTCAAGGTTACAGTTCCTGTCTTGCCGGTATTGGCATCGGAATCCTGCATCTGATATTGGTAGTAAAGCTGACCTTTATCATCTCTATCAACGGACATTCGATTCGGCATCAGAGGGTACAAGGCAACGATCTGACCTTTGCCATTGCGGATGATTTGCGCGTAGGCATTTCCCCACAAAAGCAGGTGCGTCATGAGCGTTTCCCGGAAAACAAAGGATGTCATCTCCGGATTGGGTTCATCATGAAGCAAGGTGTAGAGCGGATGCTCGATTGCCTTTGCCTTGCTGCCACTATCTTTGTACTGATACAGGTGAACGGGCAATCCGGCAATGGACTCTGAAAGAATACGGACGCAAGCGTAAACTGCTGTCATCTGCATTGCAGAGCGTTCATTGACCGATTTCCCAGAAGTGCTTCCACCAAATAAGAAGCGGTAACTGCTGCCATTTATACTATTTGTGGGCTTATCTCTTGAACGAAATAAACCGGAAATAAAGCTCATCTATCATCACCAGCCTTTCCTAAATAAACAAAATGCCTCTGTTATCATAGACAGAAGCACCTGCATCATTTCCACAGCGTATCGCACGGTCAAGTCCCATAATCGTAGCAATGGCGCCATCGATTTTCTCTGTTGATTTTTCTTTATCTGCTTTAATATTTCCAGCCGGGTCGGTACGGATATAGATGTTATCCATCATCCAGCGAAGCACCGGATGACCACCGTGGGCCAGC